TGCGTTGTATGAATCCACGCAAAGGTAAAACAGCAATAATCATTGATCATGTTGGTAACGTCAATAGGTTTGGACTGCCTACTATTAGCCGTGACTGGAAGTTGGAAGGTAACGGTAAGAAAGGTAACACTGATGCTAATTCGGATGCTAAACCTATTACTACTTGTCCTAGCTGTTTCGCAACATTCTACCGTAAAGGTGATACATGCCCGTTTTGTGGGGCTGAATTAGGTGAAGAAAAGGTACTAGAAGTAGTAGAGGATGCCAAGCTTGAAAAGGTCAAAGAAGAACGTGTTAGAAAGGCTCAGTTAATTATTCAAAATAAGTTGATTGAGAATGTAGCCGGTAAACGACCAAGTGATTTAAATAGTATGGAAGAAATCAAAGCCTATGCGAAGTTCAGGAATTATAAGAATGGTTGGGTTTACTTCTATGGAAAGAAAAGAGGATTTATTAAATGAAATTCGGTAAGCATATTAAAAAGTATCGTATGAATGGCGGATTTACATTGAGAGATTTGGAAAAGCAAACCGGTGTCGGTAAATCCAGTATTTGTAGGTACGAACGAGGCGAATCATTTCCCACTCCAAAAAATTTATTGAAGATCTCGAAAATTTTAGGCGTACAACCGTCAGATTTTATGGAGGAAGCTAAATGAGTATTTTACCTAAGAATGAACCACACACACCGAGTCACACACCTCATAATTTCTTCATTTGGGGCAACACAATGAGTGGCAAAAGTTTTCTGGCATCAAAGTTTCCTGATTCAATTGTATTCAGCACAGATGATAACGAATTGAATTCAGGCACACGTCCTACCATTCAACTGATTAATAAAGTTGATATGCGAGGAAACGTTACAGATTCAGTGATAGACATCTTAGATCGTTACATTTTGGCACTACGCACAGAACAGCATACTTACAAAACCGTAGTAGTTGATGTAATCGAAGATGTTTGTACATTGATTGAGCAAGCAATTTGTAAAGAAAATAACGTTGCCTCATTAGCTGATATTGGCTATGGCAAGGGATTTTCAATGTTTAATTCAATGTTACAAGAATTGGTTATGGACTTAAAAGCCTTGCCAATGAATGTAATTTACATCAGTCGTGAGGATACTAAGACGATTGATAACGCTACTGAAGAAGTACCAGCACTCAAACAAAAATATTACAACATTGTAAATGGTAATTGCGACTTGGTTATTCACACTCAACATATCGGTAAGTCTTACATTAGGAAAGCTACCGACCGAAGACGTGAATATAAGCAGTCAGAAATTACAGACCCACAGATTAAACGAATTTTAGAAGCGATTCCGGGGGCATTAGTCAAAGATGCACCAGTAACACAGGCAACACAACAAATTAAATCACAAGGAGCAACTAAATAATGGGACTAAGAGAAAGAGCAGCACAAATTTCAGGAAGCTTTAATGCAGCAACAGACGAAATCAATGGATATGAAGGACTACCAGCTGGAGACTATCAAATGATTGTTCAAAACGTTCAACACGACAATTTGGACAGACTAAGCATTAGATCAGTCGTAATTGATGGGACTGAAAATGATGGACGTATCGAATTTATTAACTTGGGACTTGATGAAGTAACTCCATCAGGTAAACCATTACCAAGTTTTGTAATTGACCGTAACATTAAAACAATCATGAAACTTGGATTGGTTCTAGGTATTGGTATTACTGACGAGGCATGGGATGACGTAGGTCAACTGGTCAAAGAATTTGAACCGGCTGTAGGCAAGCAATTCATTATGCACCTAACCTTAAAGGAAAATAAAAAGAATCCTAGTTATCCATATAAAGAATACGAATTTGATGCCGTCAAAGAAGACCCCAATGATTTAAATGGTGTAGAAGTAGATGACAACGACTTGCCAGATGCTTTGTCAGGCACACCAACAACTACTACTGATGACAATAACAACGACACGCCTTTCTAGGCGCGTTGCGTTATGAGGAACTTAGTTAATTATGCTGTTAAATATGCAGAACGTGGGTTATCAGTCCTACCAATGTTGAATAAGCAACCACTTATAACGTTTGCTAACAAGCCGGCATTAACGCCTGATGAAATACGTCAGATTTGGAAAAAGTTTCCATATGCACAGATAGCCGTTAGAACTGTCAGCCTATTCATAGTTGATATTGATACTAAAGAAGCTCATGGCAAAGACGGTTTCAAATCAATTGATGAATATGAGCATAAAGACCTGCTAGTCCCAACGCTGACACAGGAGACTTCTACCGGTGGCAGACAAATGATTTATTTCAAACGCCCTGACATGCCAATGACGCAACACATTAATTGGTTGCCAGGCGTAGACATTAAAGCACATGATGACAACTATTTTATGATTGCTCCTAGCGAAGTGAAAGGCAAGCAATATAAATGGTTGAATCACGATCCAATCGTGACACCGAGTAAAGAATTAATTGACCTGATTAATGCTAAAAAGTTTAAATCAACGGGCACTTATTCGCCTACGCAATCGTATTCAACAGAAAAAACAGCAACATCAAATTTATTTGAGGAAATCGTGAATGGATTGGGCGAAACGGGTGGTAGAAACAACGCCTTAGCTAGTTTTGTTGGAGGCTTACTATTCCGTAATGTAGAAGTAGAAACAGCTTACGAACTTGCTAAGCAGGCAAATAATAATACACCTAAATCACTACCACCCAGTGAGTTTGAAAAGACTTTCGATTCAATGGTTCAAAAAGAAATAAGAAGAAGGGAGGGAGTAACTAAAATTGGAAAACAGCTTAAAAAATAATATGGACAAATTATCCAAGATGCAGCAAAAAGACAAAGTTGTTAAGATGCCGATTCCCTTCGAATTAAATGAAAAAGGCAATATGAAAGCTAACAGTTTAAAGAATGTTGGCTTGATTCTTGAACATGACAAAGTGTTAAAAAATATCTTTGCTTTCAATGACTTTACTCATGAAATTGGTGTAACAAAAGATGTACCAGAATTGAACATTGATAAAGGTCAGATGATTGATGATTATGATGCAGCAGTTCTTAGATACATTGAAGATCACTACCACATCATGTTTAACCGAAATTTGTTGCAGATGGCAGTTATCAATGACGCACGCAAACGCCGGTATAATCCGGTAGTTGATTACTTTGATGCTGTGTACACGGCTTGGGACGGTGTTAAACGTATAGATGACTTCTTACCACAGTTTTTAGGCGTTCAGAAGTCGCCTATCACAACGCTGATTACTAAAATATTTTTTACTGGTGCCGTAGCGAAGGCTTATGAACCTGAAACCAAGTTTGACTTCGTACTAGATTTAGTAGGAGGACAGGGAGCAGGTAAGACTACATTTCTCAAAAACATGGGAATGGAATGGTATACTGATCAGTTTTCTGATTTCAAAGACAAAGATAATTTTTCTATCATGCTTAGGAATTTAATCGTTAATGATGATGAAATGACAGCGACTAATAATAGTAGTTTTGAGAGTTTGAAGAAGTTTGTGTCAGCTCAAGAACTAGAATTCAGACCGCCGTATGGAAAGAACTCAATTAGATATGATAAGAATTTCGTTATGGCTAGAACTACTAACGAGATGACTTATCTTAAGGACAGAACTGGTGAACGTAGATTCTTACCGGTTAAAGTCGATAGCAGCAGACAAACCAAGTCACCGTTTGATGACTTAGACGAAAAAACTATCGGTTTAATGTGGGGAGAATTCGTTAGCTATTATCAGCATGGTTTTGAGTTTGGTTTAACTAAGGATCAAGAAACTATGTTAGCTAAGTATCGTGAAGACTTCATGTATGTAGATGAAGTAGAAGCAGAGATAGAAGAATTCTTGAAGCAATGGCCAAACGATTTTGTTAGCAGTAAGAATATCGCTAAATATTTAGGCGAAGAAAACCTAATCAAAAATCAAAAATTAGCTAAGAAAATTAAATACGTGATGGATAACCGTAACGATTGGAAATATATTAAATCGCCAAAACGAGGTTATCGGAAAAATTAAGCACGTATGGGCACCTATTAAGCACGTATTTAGGCCTACGTGCTAAGTCAATACCGTTAGAGCCACAAGGGATACAGAAGACCTTAAGCACCTTAAGCACCTTTTTATATATATATTATATTATTACTTATTATTACCCTGTTACTGTAAGGGGAAGTGAAAAAGGTGCTAAGTGCTTAAAATGGGGTCAATCACTTGAGAGAGTAGGTGTTATAGGTGCTTACCTACGTGCTTAATACGTGCTTAATTGAAGCACCTAGGAGGAATTATGCGAGGAATAGATAAAAAAAGATGGAATGAGTTAATTAGAGAAATTGGAGCTTCAAAGACAGAGTTTAGAAAGGGAGCTTACGTCAAAATAACTGATGATGTATTTCTGGAATTAGATTTCAACGTTCAAAAGAATTATTTCGGTGTTGATATTTTAGAAGGCACATTTGATATGAGTGGTCCAACATCTGGTTATGGATATTTAAATTATACGTCCGGTTATACACCAAATTTATTACCTACCGTTGTCAAATTGGTTAAAGATTACGTTGCTGAAAAGTCTTTCAAAGAAATTAGAGAGTACGAACATAAAAATAGTGTATCTTTCAGTGATTTCTTTGAAGAAAAAACGGGTATTCCATACAAAGATTTGGTGATGTATTCATAATGACAAAACATAGATCAGAACACGCAATTCAAAATGATATTCAAGTAGAAGTAAGTAAGGACCATTGTCGAATCTTTAGGGCAAATGTTGGAACGGTTTCGCTTCCGAATGGTGGTTACTTTAAAACAGGGTTACCACCTGGCTATCCTGACTTGCATGGTTATAAACAAAGTAATGGAAAGATATTTTATATTGAGGTTAAAAACGCGACAGGTAGACCGAGACCAGACCAGATACAGTTTCATAATCAATTAATGGCTGATCACATAATTCACGGTATAGCACGAAGTCCAGAAGACGCGTTAAAAATAGTTGATGAGGAGCTGGTTGGATATGGATTTAAATAAGCGTAAGAGAGATCATAAGAAATTATTGGATATGATGGCAAAATTAGATGCACTTAGATGTGACTTGTGGTGTGAGGATATTTATCAATCAACAGAAGATTTAAATGAAATCCAAGATGCAATTGTAAGACTTGATAACCATATCCAACGTAGTTAATTAACCGAATAGTATCAAAATTGACCGCAACATCACAAATATACATCATGGCATATAGAGGAGAAATAATTATGACTAAAAGACAATTGGATAGTAAATACAAGGACTTAGTTGAATACGTTAAAGATATGAAAGATGGCACTGATTTGAAAGGCGTACTTGATTGGCTTAACGGTAATTTTAAAGAATTTAATGGTTTAGAAATCGTATCGATTATTGATAAATTGGATGATTCAAGCGACGAATTTATTTCGACTATCGTAGATATCTATAACGATAATTATGAGTTGAAAGAGTCTAGCTACTATTGGAAGTTTAAAGAACTAAGAGGATCAGGCAGATGTGATTTGTATTTTGGAACTACCAACGACCACGTTCCATTGCTTGTTGATATTGAACAAAATGGTTTTGCTGAAAAGTGTACTAAATCAGAATTAAACAACTATTTACGTTATACAGAATTAACAGCAGATAATTTCACGCTCATGGAGGAAATAGAAAATTACTAATTCAGTAATAAAGATGGTTCAAGTGGCGGAGCTAGAAATGATCAGACTAGGGCGATTAAGTCTTAGCGATTTTAATTAGGAGGTTAATTTATGACAAGTAAAGAGATTTATAAACAAGAGTTAATAAAAATATACGAAGACCAGCATCAATCAATGGAGAGCACAATCAATTATGTATTTACAAGTCACAACAAGTTGCCCATGACATTCATTAACGCGAGAAGAGAGTTAACCGATTCTGATAAAAACGATGTGATAAGAGATATTTGTTATCCATTCTAAGGAGGTTCAACCATGACAGATGATAATTTAGCAGTCTATCAAATGCGAGAAAATAGATATAAGAATAAAGAAATAGCAGCT